CGGGGTTTAACAACCCCGGAGTCCGTGATGATGTAGTAACAGACCTCTAAGATACAGTCTGCAGATGCCGCATTATCGCGGCTAATGTAAATGATTGTTAATTATGTATGAAACTCTCACACTCGAAAACCATTAATCGAAGTCAGTACGAAAGGCGTGCTGACCTCTCAAGTACATCTCTCGAATATAGGATACGAGAAGATAAACCCATCCAAAAGCTAGTGCGTTCCTATAGCTAGGAAAAGTCTAAATGACGGTAAGTATGTAATACCAACCCGTAACCTTTATGGTAAATGGACGCACCAATACGGTCATCAATTTGATTTTACTCTAAGTAAACAACTTGTGATTAACCCTACACCAAGGGACCAGGTTTACTGGATAACCACACTTCCTCTAATGATCACCTATTGCTTAAAAGCTGGTGTAATTTATGTAGTGCGAATTCCTGGTACATAGTGTTTAATACAGCTCTTCTTTGGGCTGCAGAGAAAACTCTAGCGAACCTGAAAGAATTACGTCTTGATCGAGCTCTCCGTTAACTCGGATTGATTAGCTCATTTGTTGATTGATTTGATCTGTAACACAATTCTCTAGGCATAGCGCCGCCTCCTGACTGCTGGAAACCCCAGAGTACAGGACGCCGCAGCGAAAATTGCCTTCCATGTTTATTGTTTATATTGATTCTCATGATTCAACTAGAGATATTCAGACTCTCATTCTTAATTCTTTATACGCCTTGACAAGCGTATTGATAGGTAAGAGAACACTTGTAATGATACCCTCTTTGTTTGCATAGTAGATAGATCATGCTATTTGACACCCAATTATTGTTAACGCTTTTATTTTTCACCTCGAGTACTTCTCGTGGCGGTTTTTCTGAACTGTTTACCGACTCATAAACGTTCGCGGTAACCAATCCGTTGTCTCACCCAAATATGAAGTTCAATAGTGAATTTAATCATCCAGATAGAGACATTGCCAGTGGTTTGTCACCCACAAAGTACGGCGCCCGTTTGGCCGCGGGACAGGGCACAATGCTTCGCTCTCGAGGCAATTGCCCCCATGATGTTCAAGGATGTCACTCTTGCCTCGTCACTCCTTTGATTAATCAGAGACGAGAACATGTGTCATATTTTTTAGAACATCGGGATACCGGGAACAAGTGTATCAAATGTACACTTGGATCTCGGAATCTACCAACACCCAAAGGAATTTTGATACCTGGACACATTCCAGGCACCCTTCTTCCTCGACCCGAAGTCGATGGTCATCCTAACATCACTCCAGAAGAATTTGATTTGGTTCATCATTTGTTACCAAACACTCCTGAATCTGGAAACCCAAATGTTGATGATTCAATTCCAACAGAAGTTGAATCAGACCCCGACGACAATTCCGAAACACTCTCTGAACTATCAGCGACTGCCCTCACACAACTTCAGAATTATCATCGTCTACCAGACGTTGACGTTCAAGAAGAGGAGAATGTTGGGCACACCGAGTCAACTATTGGCTCCCAACTAGCTGAAGTCAAAGAGCAAATGTCGAAAAGATTTCCGCCTTCTCTAGTGCGTAAGTTCTCAAAATCTTTGAGTCAACTTATATTGCTTGCAGTTGGCCTAAATTACGACACCAACCTCGAGTCCGTTGTCACTCGATGCATTGCTTTTCTTGATGCGATGCTTGATGATGGACTCGTTATGAATCTCCATGACGTTTTGATGTCATATGTGGCTGACAATCCTCTCCCAAATGAATATCAAGGAAGGACTGTCGCGGAAAGCTACGCAGTTGAAAATCAAGATGTCGGAATACCTGAAGCCTCATCTCCAACGGCTATTGCAGTCTGGGAAACTTTGCGAAAAGGAATTTTCACCAAACATCTTTCGTATGTTATTGGAACATCCTTCGCATTTTTCACGTGCAAGATTCAAAATGTGGAATTCAGTCATCCTCTCCATGACAATATCATGAAGCACGCCAATGCTGAAACAATCAACGGCGTTGACCTCATTGACCATGTCTTGAAGGTGTATAACTGGATTTCTACTGTCGGAGTCGCATGCTTTGAACAACGCAGTTTACAACCCGCTATTTTGAATTCTGGAGCACTATCTACGTGCCACCAGAGTTTCTACGAGGTTAAACAGTGGTTTATTGATGTGCGCCGCAGTGGTTGTTCCACGATGGAAGAGCGTCAAATTCAATTTGTAAAGATTGAAACAGTGTACAATACACTAGTCAAACTGATCAAACTTGAAAGAGACAAGTTCACAACCCTTCAGTCATCATCTCTGATACGCGATGTCAGCGTCTTATACAACGACGTCAAAGATTTCGTGTTAAAAATCGATGCTGTAAAGGTCGCCTGTGGAATTCACATCCACGGAGCACCCAAGGTGGGCAAATCTTTCATCACTGCAGATATCCACGAACAGATCTGCATGGCCAGGGGTGTTGCTTATCGTCAGTCTGATTGTGCTGAAATGAATGCTCAATCTCAGTACCAAGACGAATTGACGAATAGCACCCAATGTATTACATTGAATGAAGCTTCTGCTGTCAAAGAGAAATTTGCGAAATCCCTCGAGACAGCTTACACAACGGCTTTGGCATTAGTCGATCCTGTGCCTTTCCATCCCAATCGATCAAATATCGAGGATAAGGCAAAGATCACTTGCCAACACATCAGTGTCGTTTCAACTGGAAACACTGAAGAGCCTTTTATCCACATTGCTAAGACACCTGGAGCTTGGTGCAGAAGATACCGATCTCTGTACATGAAAGTAAAACCAGAATTTGCCGATGAAAACGGCCGATTCGATTCTAGAAAATGTGATGGATCACACAATTATCACAAATTTGATTTGTATGAAATTGTGTATTCTGAAAATGGATCGAAGTCTCGACAGTACTACAAGTGGAAAGATGGTGACAGTCGCAATCTCGAAACCTTCGAATTGATGGAATTGCTAAGAGAATTGGCAATAACTCACTTTGAGGATGAAGATAGACTGGAAGAAAGCCGAAAGAAAGCCAAGAAACAAGGCTGCTTAAAGTGTAAGCGATTGGCTCACTTTTGCGCTTGTAAAATTGCACATGATACAAAGATTTCCGCTGAGGACATTAAGCAGGTCGAAGCCTCTGTCTACAGTGGCGTACCACAAGGTATGGCCTGTCCAAAGAGCCCAGAAATGGGCGGTCTAGTGTCAGCATGCATGTATGATGAGTGCGGACGTTGTAAATATTGCGGTGGAACACTTGACGATGATGAGAATCCAGAGGACACGTCTGAAAACACTCCCGAAGCTGGGATGGTTAAAGACATCATGTCATTTGGCACTTCCATTGCCGTTGAGTCTGCTGCCAGTTGGTTCAATCCCTTTATCAAATTCAGGTGGTTGTTCTCAATTGACAATGCAACGACAGAGTCGATACGAGAAGATATCTTGGAAGAGTTGAGCTACATCCCAGACACCTGGGGTTGTAAGCTTCTCAGTCTCATTCCAGAGAGTCAACTTGTCAGACATGATGGGACTCCATCATTCCTTGGAAAGATGAAGACTCGATTCCTGAAAATGGTAGCAGCTGAGCGACAAGTGCTATTACCTCTGCGAATGCTCGTCAAACGAGCGTTCACCTTGGCTTGCATTGTCTTTCTCATTTGCACCGCTTTCGTGTTTTCCCTTGATTATTTTGGTTTTGAAAGGCACAAATGGCAATTCACAGAACAAGTGACCCATACCTTCCTTAGAGTCGGGTGGCTACCAATGTTCCCTGAATGGTCAGATTATGTACTTCAGAATCGAATTGACTATATCGATAAGGGAATTTCAGTACCGGAACATGTTGATTCGCAGTTGTTTTATTCTGGTTTGTATCGGATTCAGCAACTTCTTGGAAAAATCTACTACTATTGGTATTATTGGGAAACAACGACGACCTATGTCATTGTATACAAGATGTCCGAGTGGTGGCATTTTCCATTATTCATGTCAGTGTGCTACTTTATCATATCTTTCCTCTGGATGTGGCTAAGACGATGTCTCGGCTACAGACAAAGATATAATGATTTGGTGAAGCGAGCATCAAGCGACAAGGATTTGCAGAAAGCAATATACAACAAGATACGGAGACATCCCACCGAGTACAACTCCATGATTCCTACTGCCATTGGATTTGTTGGAGTTGTGGTCACAGGGTTGGCAATATGGAACACTGTTCGTGCCAAACCTGAGGCAGGTGAGATTGTCAAAACTGACAAGAAAGCTTCTTACTACTCATTCAATGATTTCTTTTCATTTTCATCAAATGGTCCTAAATCTGATGCGGATAATAGTTTAACTTTGGAAGATACTCTCGACCAAGTAGCGCGAAATAGTGCCGTTGTCACGACCGTTATGAATGGAAGTGAATCCGAAATTACTGGAACGTGGACTCAGTCCGGAATTCTAGTCGTCCCACGCCATTTCTTTAAACCAGATCCTACACAGGATAAACTGGTTGACCAGGCCGATATACGAATCAGATCCTATGGTGGATTCTGTTCTAAGTGTCGAGTCTATCCGAACTTTCTTAAGAGAGTGAATGGCAAGGATGCTGTTGGTATTCGCGTCCCTCGAGCACCCAAGTTGCGCAGGGGCATTCTCAATCTCTTCCCAACGAAGACAGGGACTGATCACCATAGTGCTGTACTATTGCACGGTAGTGAACGTGAGTCCCTAAATGTGAAGTACATTGAGAATGTCAATTGCGGTGGGTACTCGTGTGGACGTGGAGTTGAATACGAGTCCGAGATAACCAGAGCTGGTTATTGTGGATCCCAAATTGTCCGAAAGGGCGTTATTGTGGGATTCCACATTGCTGGTGGTCACACTTTGACTGGTAAGAAAATCGGTTACGCTCAAGAAATTTTGAAGAGCGATATCGAACAACTCCACCGAGACATGGCTGAAGATGTCAATGCTCTAACTGTGCCAGAAGCAGGACCACTCGTCACAGAAAGGCTTGGATATAAGCTGATCGAAGGCAGTGGACCTCACCCTGCTACTCGCATGTTTGAAGATATTGATAAATTCAATTCCATTCGTGTACTTGGCCACAATACCAAATTGAATCGGTATCGCTCACGTGTTCGACCTAGTTTGATCAGCGATTCTTTCGCTGAGCAGACGGGTATTAGAAACAAGTGGAAGAAGCCCGATTTGGGTAAACCGTGGATTCACCACAACAAAGCCATTGGTATCGCTGCTGAAGGCGCTTGGGAAGTGCCCCCAGATGCTTTAGAATGGGCATTTTGGGATTACTTGAACCCACTGCTGGATGCACTCGAGCCGTATGTAGAGGAATTTCCTGAATTCTGTTGCGTGCTCGATGAGGTTCGAATGGTGAATGGTGATTCCCAGTCTCTCTTCATGAGCAAACTTGATATGAAAACTTCTTGTGGACCAATTGGTCCTGGATCTGGAAGCAAAATTGATAGTGGACTTTTCGTGGAAATCGAAAAGGGAGACAGAGGAGAAAAGAGATATGCCCTTACTCCGCAAGCCCGCGACCACCTTGAAGAAATGGAAAAGTGCTTCAAGAGTGGCGTGAAGTATGGCGTGTGGAGTAGGACTTGTCTCAAGGACGAAGTAGTTGAAGAAGACTCGGAAAAAGTCAGAATCTTCTACATTCTTGAATGTCTGTTTTCTCTTATGGTGCGGAAATACTATCTCCCAATTATTGAGTTCCTTTCGCGACATCCGACTTTGTCTGAATGTGCTGTGGGACTTAATTGTGCGGGACCTGAATGGGAACAACTTATGACGTATGTCCAAGAGTTGGCCACTGACGGACAGGGAACTGACTGGGACTATTCTAAGTATGATCTCAGAAGGTCACCTGACGTCACTATGGCATCCATGATGGTGTATAGGAAAATTGCTCAACATATGGGATACTCCGAGGAAGCCCTTTCAATTATGGATGGGATTGCAGATGAACTACGCAACCCAACCATTAATTGGAATGGTACGATCGTGGAATTGTTTCTATGGTCGTCTGGAAACAGTCTTACTGTTTATGGAGGATCCTCTGACAACTCTCTTCACAACCGCTGCTCTTTCTATAAGGCTGCAGTGGCCGAACTTGGTGTCGAGGAGTTTAAGAAGCTGGGATCTTTCCGTGACAACGAGAGAATGTGCACGTACGGTGACGACGGCAATAGTGCTTCCAAGCCTTCTGTTCGTCGATTTTGTAATTTCTCTGCCAAGAAACGATATTTCGATAGTATTGGAATGAAAATCACTGACGCTGCCAAAACGGACAACCCAAGGGATTCTGCACCCTTTGAAGACATTGATTTTTTGAAACGAAAGAGCGTCTACCATGAAGCTCTTGGTCTACGTCTCGGTGCATTAAGTCTCGATTCCATCAATAAGATGGCCCACATGAACTCCGGGTCCGGCGATGCTGAGGATCTAGCAAAAAGTTCATTAGTCACGATGCTTCTCGAAGCTTTTGTGCATGGACCTGAAATTTATGAGAAGTATAGACAGGATCTCACTGTTGTTGCTAAGAAGCACAACTTGTGGACTGAGTACCTTGACTATGACTACTCCGCTCAAGTAGCTCGATGGAAGGAGCGATACGCTCAATAGCTGCATGGCACCGACCTGTCGAAAGTCTTTAAAAGTCGAGAGCAGTCCCTTCTGCTTGTCAAGGCGAAGCAAAAGGATTTTGTGTATATGATTACCACCTCATTATATGTTTCATTATTCCCTGTTTTTCATTGTATATATTGTAGAATTTCATATTAAATTTTGAGGGAGGCTTTGCACAATCTAGAAACACATATCGGGTGCTCGATTAGGTCATCGAGCATACTACGCATAGCCGACCTACTTCATTAAACAACAACCACAAAATTTTTCAAAGTGGAGTAACTGCTGACCCATACATCAAGTCGCAGACTCTCCAATTTCGTGATAACGTCCCCGGCTCAATGGATGAGCGGGGTTCGTATATGGACCCAACTAGAGACCTGGCTCTTCTCGAAGATGCTTCATTGCAAGCTTGGTTCTCACGTCCTATTCAAATCGCGGAGTACACTTGGGATGTTGATTCAGCTTTGAATGAGTCATTCAACCCATGGACATTGTTTTGGGAAAACGCCCGGAACATTGAGAAGATTAAGAATTTTCATCTCCTCAGGTCCAAATTGCATGTGAAGATTCTACTTAACGGGAATGCTTTCTATTATGGACGCGCTCTCGCTGCTTATGAACCACTGAAACCTCTAGACAACACGTCTCCTACTAGAGCCTTCGTTCAAGAGGATTTAGTTCGTCTCTCACAACGCATGCACGTGTTTCTCAACCCAACCATTTCGTCTGGTGGTTCCCTCGAGCTGCCATTCTTTTGGCCCAAGAACAACTGGGTCGTTGGAAATAATGATTGGAGAAACATGGGAGAGATCCAATTGGCAAGTTTCAACAATCTCCACCATGCCAATGCTGGCACAGACCCCATTAATATTTCTGTGCTTGCATGGGCTGAAGATGTCAAATTTGCCATTCCCACCCGAGCAACGCCTCAGCCTCCTGCCGTCTTCGGTATCCCCGAGGCCGGTCCGCCAACATCCAAGAAAGATGAGCACGACATTAACGTCATATCTCGACCCGCTACTAATGTGGCTCGAGTCGCAGGCGCGCTCTCTGATATTCCAGGTATCGGACCGTATGCAAAGGCAACTCAGATGGGAGCAAATGCTGTCGCCAATTCGGCCAAACTGTTTGGATTATCTGCACCGAATGATTTGTCGCACTCTATTTTTGAACCGCGTGCTAAACAATCTTTGGCTGTTACTGATGTTAAGCAGTCAGCGAACAAGGTCACAATTGACAGCAAACAAGAACTCACAATCGACCCCAGAACCACGGGTATCCAGGGTGACGACGAATTACCAATCGCCTCGATTGCTGGTAGAGAATCATACCTCACCACCTTCGACTGGTCAGTTACAGCCACCTCTGGAACGCACCTCTGGAACGCGAGAGTCGACCCAGGGCTTAAGGCCCGTAATGGCTCCGAATGGCACTTTCCTGCTTGCGCTCTTGCCGCTCTACCTTTCCAGTATTGGAGGGGTTCTATGCGGTTTCGCTTTCAGGTCGTGGCTTCGGAGTATCACAAAGGTCGTCTTCGTATCTCTTATGATCCTCGCATTGGTGCAAGCAATGGTGAGTTCAATACCCAGTACACGACTATTCATGACATAGCTGAAAATAAGGATTTCACTGTAGACGTTGGGTGGGGCCAGGACGTTCCTTTCAAGGAAAGTCTTGGCTGGTACTCGACTGCTGAATATGGCACCTCACCATTAACCATCAGCATTCTGCAGGGAAACGGAGTCCTTTCGATCAATGTGTTGAATAAATTGTCTGCCCCAGCTCTCGACAATGAGGACGTGAAAGTTAATGTCTTCATTTCTATGCTCGATGATTTCGAGGTTGCTGCGCCAGACGATAAAATGTCGTTTCTGAAATTCCGTCCGTTCGTGGAACCACCTGAACCGCCTCCACGGCTTGGTAAATACGGAATCCCCGAGTCTGGTGACCCAAACGCCACAGACACTGATGATGATCAGGATTCGCCAATTACTGATCCAGAGGCTGTTGACAACTTGGGGCACACCAACATCGACACTCCGGGCACCACTATGGTGTTCATGGGTGAAGTTATTGGAAGCTTTCGGACTCTCTTGAAACGCGCATACCGCGCAGAACTTCGGCCTGTGTACGAATCTGGTTCTTCCAGTATGTATTTGACTTCGCGTGGATCCTTTCCAACTTACGGAGGATTCGTCGACGGAATATCACCTGCATCTGGATCGATGCTCACCGGATTTTTCGACACTCGCTTGTACAACACAACACCAACCACTTTACTCAACTATCTTGGGCGGGCATTTCTAGGCTGGCGTGGGTCGACACGCTGGACAGTGGACGCAAGTGCTATTCACTCCGCTGGAACTACTGGAGCTGGAACCACTGATATGTGGACCAGTTTGCCCCTGAAATTGTCGCGTCGAAACACTTTTTCTAACAAGGACAGGGTGTTCTCGTTCGACAATACAGATGTTTCGAATATTATTCAGAATTTGAATGAAATGGAACGTGGAATTGATTGTTATGGTCAGTATTTGGGTACCACTTCGGTGAACCCAGTGCAAACCATCGAGGTTCCGTACCTTGAGTCGGACCGTTTCAAATTCACGGGCATTGACGATAATTTTGAATCTGAGTCCAAAGGACCTGGTTGGGAAGCATCGATCACCTATCCAGGCAGTTCCAATGAGCGTGATGTTGGATTCCTCACCTATTATGTCTCAGCTGGTGAAGATTTCAATTTCTTCTTCTTCAATGGATTGCCTCCGGTGTACTACGAGGAGAGATATTCGCTTGATACGGCGTCTCCCGATTAATTATAACCAAACCCTAAGGAAAAGTCCCTCCGGACGGGTCATAAATATGACGGCTGGTTGAAACCTACTATGATAGGTAAAGCTCTAAAATACATGAGTACCAATTTTCTCAGGCTTCGCGCACGGTAGAAGTATGTAAAGATCCGTGCAGGACACTCTCTGGGGGCCAGAGAGTACGGCAACACGCTTTAAGTTGTTGTCGTCCGACGATTCACAAGAAGGAACCACTGAATTTTTTCTTTCCGATTCGTCGGGAAGGTTTTACACGTGGCCCTTACTTTATAGGGATCGCCGGGAATCAGAACTATTCCC